CTGTCGTCCGACTTAGGTTGGAGGTGTTTTAACCAAGGTGTGTCTATGATGAGTTTCTGTAGAAAGATAGACATGTTATCTGCACGTTCTTTTGATGCAGAGATTATCATAACCTTTCTTTCTGGGTCGTTAAATAGTGTCCATAGTACGAACGCACCAGTAATCCACGATTTACCTACACCACGAAACGCCTGCACTTGCAAACGCTTCGGGCCGTTTTGTAGGTATTCTGCAATGGCATACTGTGCTCTCGTAGGACTAGGCAAGCCCAGCTCTGCCCACAATGCCTGTAGGAAGAGCTTGAAATCTTGCTGTAGTAATACTAAAGTGTTTTCCATTATACGTCAGGTTTAAGTCCTGTAATGTCTCTTTGTTGATATTTATATTTACCTATTCTGTACGCCTTCTCTATTTTGTCTATTTCTTGGTTCAGTTCTCTTTCTATACCACGCATACTTGTAAACGTGCTACCCTTAAATCTACCCTGCGTTTCCTTAGGCAAATTTCGTTTTTGTCGGTATAGCTCTTTCAAGTCTGCCATAGCTGCCTCTTTCTCAGATAACGTAGCGTTTTTCCTGATAACTTTCTTACCATCATTTCTTGTTAAGACAGTAATTTGCTCAAGGGCTTTTTTATCTGTGCCTGCTTCTCTAATAATATCTTGCATTGTTTGAAGATTATATCTAGAAAACAAAGGCACACGTTGTAGTGCAGATACTAATACATCGTCAGGTATGACCTCTCCAAACAGTAACCAGTGTTGAAAATAAGCGTCCATTATAGCTTTTTCAGAGTTTTTTATAACATTTGCATACTTTTTAGCAGCTGCATACCTATCAGAAGAGTTTACATAGCGTCTTTTGAAGTATTGACCAGCAAAGTCCTTTTCTAAAAAGTCTCTTATGTATCTGTGACCTACTTCATGCACACTTTCTGGTATTAATGTAATATTTAGTGGGTTATTACCTGACATAACACCATTTTTAAACAGTATGTCAGTTACTTTGTCTATTTCAGTCATAGTAGCACCATCATACAGTGGCATAGCAGATGCAAGAGGGTTGATATGGTGTGCTTCTAGTTTAAAATTCTTCCTATCTGACAGTCTCATAGGTATCCCTGCGTACTTCTTGTCGAAAAATCTAGGATCTACACGACCATTAGTTATAATGTTGTGCTTAACACGAGAATAGTAACCCATGTATTTACCCATCAAATACCGTTTAGTATTGTTAAAATGCTGTGGGCCATAGTATCTGTTCTGTAAAGCAGCTTTATCATCTCTAGGTATTTTGTTAAAGTCTATTTCAGTAGAAAATAAACGTGCTTCATCGTCTGTCATGCCCATTCTTTTAAGAGCACGTTGGTTAAATAAAGGTATCTCGTCCGCTTTTTCTGGTTTCTTAAATAGCTGTAGCTCCATCTGCTCCACCTTTGTTTTTGGAACAGAGTTATATTGTTTGTAAGCCTCGTAGAGTTCATCATCATTTAACTCTTCGCCTTTACGTAGCCTTGCCAAAGCATCTCCAGTCCATTCATCTATAGGATCTTTCTTGACAGCCATAAGTAAGCCACTTTCGTTGAAAGCTTCGTCTAGATTTCTACCTGTAGCTCTAGCTGCACGTTCTACCATAGCAGAATCTTGAGCTAGTTGCATACCATTGTTAGCAGCTTTACCTTTTAAATAGTGACGTAATACTTTTGCAACATCACCACTTTTACTTGCAAGTTTCCATACTCTTTTTGGTATGTATGCCATGCCTAGTGTAGCAAGGTCAATAGTATCTGGTACAATTATCTCTCCTAGTAAAGCAGCTAGTACATGCTTTTCACTAAGTCCACCAGTAAAAGCTCTTATCAAACCTTGTCTAGCATTATACATGTTAAACTCACCTATACCGGCACGCTTATCAATCATGTCAGGTATGCTAAGTATAGCTTGAACAGACCTACCAATACTTTCTACGCTAAAACCTTTATCAGCATTATCTTGTTCGTATAGACTCTTTGAGTTTCTAATATCAGTTGTTTCGTTAAACTCAAACTCAGGGTCTTGAAGAAAGTCACCTTGCTCCATGTCTTCATCTTGCAAAGCTTCTTGTATGTCTTCTTGAGTAGGGTCTGCCTTAACCTCTGGTGGCACGTACACTGTACCCGGTGAACCGCCTCTAAAGTTAGGGTCTGCTTCGATTTGTTCCTGTCGCCTTTGTTTAGGAGTTTTTCTAACTTGCCTTTTCAGCTCCTTCTTCTTTTTCTGTCTCTCCTCTTCAGACATCTCACCGTTGTTATTTGTTTCATCTGTCATTCTTTAAACTCCGGTATTGTTAGACCTGTACGCTTCTCAAAGTTTTCTGCACGCAAAGCCTCTTCTTTCTTTTTCTCATAGTTGTATTGAGCTATTGTCAAGTTCTTACCATACTCGTCAATAGAATTAGGATGATAAACAAGATTGTCACCTACAACTGATATAGCATCTTTTACTTGTTTCATCTGTTTTTCGACTCTACCTTTGTTTTGCCGCTTACGAGCTTCTGTAAGTCTTTTTCTTCTTGCTTCAGACTGACTTACAGCTTTATTCTGATCTCTAAATAAATTAAAAAAAGGGTTTACTTGTTGACCATCCTGTAAATAAATATACTGGCCAGCATCATCGCGATACCAACCAGTTCTGTTATCTGTCATCTTATATGTGATAGAATAGTTTGTTCTCGTTCAGTTATGCCGAATGTCGACCTCATCCAGTCCAACCAATCTCTACTACCTTTTTCCTGATTGCATCGTCGACAAGACGGTACGACATTCGCCGTTTCATCTCTACCCCCTTTGCATTTAG